AAAATATCTTTTATAATTTTTTCATCAAATGAATCCAATTCATCTATTAAACTTTCTCCTTTTAATCCTTTGCTAATCAAATAACTCTTATATTTTTTTTTTATTTCCAGATATTTTTTATTTTCTTTTAATTCATCTTCGATCTGCTCTTCTTTATCAACAGATTTATTGGGATTTTTTGACGCTGGCGTTGCATCAACCGCAGCAGATTTTTTAGAACTTTTTAATTGATCTTGATTTAATTTTATTCTTGCTTTGGTAATAGGGTGATCATTGGTAGCTTTTAAGACTGATAGTCTTGCGTTTTCGATACCTTCCTCGGTTTCTAAACTAAATTTGTTAATTATATCTTTTAGATCGTCTAGTGTTAACGGTCCTTTTCCATCTTCAATAAATTCACTCGTTAAAACATTGTGCAAATCTAGTGTTGGTTTGCCATTATCAAACCATTTTTTTTGTAAATTATAAATAAATTGTTGATCAGCTAAGGATTTTTTTTTTAATTCCTGTGACTCTTCACCTGATTCCTGTGACTCTTCACCTGATCCTTGTGATTCTTCACCTGATCCTTGTGATTCTTCACCTGATCCTTGTGATTCTTCACCTGATCCTTGTGATTCTTCACCTGAGTTCTCAGGTAATCTACGCCACTTTTTAATAAAAGACCAAACCTCAACAGGCTTCTCATTGAATGCTTTTTCTAATTCTTCTTCATTCTTTGGAAACGATGACCCGTGGGGCATTTTTTTCAAATACTCAATAAACTTTGCAAAAAGTTTTTTGTTGTTTTGTTTAAATTCTTTATATTCTTTAACACTTTGTTCTTGCTCGGGTGTTAAGTCTTGTGTTTTTGCGGAGTTGTCACGAACTTGACTTTGGTCTACTTTTGAAGTGCTTCTGTTGTTTCTTGTTTTTAAGACTATATTTCTTCCATTTTCTTTTTGCACTTTGCTATAGTAAGCAGCTAAAATTTTAAATATAGTTGTTTTTGTGAATTTTCCTTCGACACCCAATGCTGCCATTACCTCTTTTCGTTTACGCTTATTGGCTCTCGTCCGGGATGTCAGATTAAAAATAGAATATATTTTATCCACTACAAATTGTCCCACCACTCCCCATTCATCACCAATAGATTCTAGTTCACTACCCACAGAAGTTTTAAAACTTGTGGGCAATATTTTTGTTTTAGTGCCTTCTACGGTGATTCCAAGCATTGCGGCACCCTCTTTAGCTGCTTCAAACTCAGAAATGGGCACATCTTCACCATCTTCACCATCTTCACCAACTTCACCATCGTCATCGTCTTCATACTCAACATCATCATCATCACCCTCGACAGATCCTGCATCAACGGCAGGCGATTGCCGTCTTGGGCTAACATCACCAGTTTTTCCAGAGACGGAGTCTTTGGTTTTTGGCAAAGATTGAACATCTCCACTTAAAAAGTCTTTAATTTGATCAAAGTATTTATTTAAAACAATATCTTTCAATCTTGTGGTCCATGTGTCAATATCACTCATGACCTCCACAGCATTTTCCAAGAATATATTTTCTAAATTAATAAAATGCTCCCTGAACTCATCCCTGTGCCAGCGTCTTCTAAAGTTCCTAGTTTTATTTTTTAGCCAACCAGTAGCGGGATCCCAAATTGTTCGTTTTAGGCCACCTAGCCAACCATCGCTTGGTTTCATGTGGCCATATGGTGCTGGCTTAAAACCGTCTGGATAGGTTGGTCTTTCGGTTCCGTACCTTATCCCATACTTGCTTTTCCAATCATTTGGTAAAATATATCTTCCATTTGTAACTTGTGGTTGGCCAGAAGGAGCAGAAGGAGCGGAAGGACCAGAAGGAGCAGAAGATCTGGCAGAAACAGTCGGTTGGTCTAATGAGATATCTTCATCATCATCAACAACAACGCCTCTGTCAGATGTTTGGTTTGTGTTAAATTGAAATGAAGTCGGCACAGACGAGGTTGACCCGGTTCTTGAACCTAATTTTTGTTTTAATTGATCTATGAGTCTACTTGCTTGTAAAGGACTTAAGTTTTCAATTTCAGAGGGTGGGCTTCTTCCTAATTTTTCGTATAAATCATTTATGTATTTTGCTTGACTTGCAGTAAGTTTGCGTGTTGATGAATTTTCTTCGCCGGGTTCATTTGAACTTGTTACATCCTCAACTTCGCCCCCAGTTGTTGTTCTTGAGGCAGATAACGAACGAGAAACTAATTGTTTCAATTCACCAACCATCGAATCTATTTCATCTGACATTTGCTTTTTTAAATCAGCAACAGTAACCTCAGGTTTTTTTTCAGCGGTTGCAGACGCCTCTGAAATCAAATGTGACCAAAAATTATTTTTAAATTCAGAAATTATTAATTCTATTATTTGTTTGTTGTCCTGATAATCTTCTTTTTTACAAACTTCATAAGCAGATTCAGTGATTGCTTTAACCCTGGTGCTTTCTGAAATGATATCTGGTAGTTTTATAGAATTTAGTAAATCCAGTCTCATGAGATCAAAACACTCAACAATAGAATCTTGAATATTTGATTTTTTGCCTTTAAGTAATTTGTTTTTTCTGTATTCTATAAAACTTTTCATGGTCACCTTTTTCGATATTTCTAAAATATATATATCGAAAGAAAACTTTTCTTAAGGTCTATTTTTTGGCACATGTTCGCCAATTTTTTTCAAAGCCATTAAATTAGAATCATAAACTTGAAATTGACTAGGAAGGTATTGATAACTTAGTCTTTCAAAATCATCACCTTTGCCCTCAGGGTGTTCGAAATACACGTATTTTCCTTTTTTCCCGATAACTTTCACGCCCATACTTTTAGGACTGTATTCGTGCATCAATAAATAAGCCGCTACGCCAAGATCAGCGACAGTTTTGTGTATTCGTTCATCTATAACCTCGGGAACACTTTCATTAATTTTTTTCAAAAACATCAGACAAGAATCAAATGTATAAAAATCATTCGGTGGTTGATATTCTAAAACCAATTTATCAAATTCTTTAGAAGATTCGATGTTTTCACATTCAAAATAAATAGATTTTGCTTTTTTGCCCACAACAGTATAACCGTGCATTAACAAATAAGCGGCTACACCTAAATCATTTACAAATTTTAGAACAGTCATTTTACCCTTACTTTATATTTTCTGCGGCCACCAAGCAACCACGAGCAACACTGAACAATGGGTCACTTGGATGAATTACACGACCTATTTCTATTGGAAGTTTTGTTTGTCTTAAAAGTTTTTCAAACATTTTTGCAAAACCTGGAGGCGAGGATGTTCCGCCAGCAAGAACAAAGTCAACGGGTGCATCTAATTTTGCATTTTTTTCTTTATTGCTTTCTAGACCTTTTTTGATGCCGCCCACAGTTTTTTCAATCATTAATTGATATTGAGTTATTATTGCACGTTCTACTAAATTTGTTGGTTCTTTGTCTAAGTCTATCTTTGTTTTTGTTTTGTTGATAAAAGCTATCGTCTCACCTGTTGCCAAGGCGGCTTGTTTATCTATCCAATCCCCTGAGTTGGCAAGAGCAAAACTAAAAACAGGAGCGCCAAAAAGACTGAAGGCAACATTCACCAAACCTGCGCCACACGAAACCCCAATTCCGGTGAACATTTTGTCCCTCAGTTCCGCATAAACAAGAGCCATTGCCTCATTTATTGGCCTCGCATCTACAGTAAAACCCTTATCTGACTTATATGCTTTGAATATTGCTTCAACAATCTTTTGATGATAATCAGCATCGGTTTGTTCGTTTATCGCATTTGCGGGGACGCAGTAAACTAACACTTCCTTATCATGCTTTATTTCATCCAAAAGATTATGAATCATAATATTCATAATTTGAAAAGCATCTTGCTCCTTAGGGTTGACGCAACCATCTTTCATTGGTCTTTTTAATTCCAATTGAGTCATTGTATAAGCCATATTAACGGCTGCTTCGCCAAGGGCGTATGCTATATTAGCATCCTCACGGTGAATAAGTGGAACGCCAGCTTGCTTCATCATGTTGAAAACAAAATCATTATCAAGAGGCATTGACAAAAAGGCATTTACTTCACGTTTGTAAACAAAGTCTCCATTATCATTTCTTTTGCAACAAACCAAATTGTAAGTACCCACATCTGCTCCTATTGACATGTTTTCTCCTTCTTTTTTTGTTTAGATAAACTTATTTTGCGTTTTGTTTCTTCAGATCTTTTAATACCCAAAATAGAACTTCTTATTTTTTGTTTTGTTTCCTCTGACCTCTTAATACCTATGTTCCTTAAGCCTCTTCTTTCTTTTTTTATTACTCTTCCTCCTGTTACGTGGGACCATCTTGTTCCGTTAGAAATTCTTGTTACCACGGATCGTCCAATTTTAAATTTTTTAGCAATTTCTTTATCTTCCAATTTGCCATCTAATAATAATTTTTTAATTTCCAGGACATCGGATTTTTTTAATTTGGTGTTTGAATTTTTTAAAACATTTTTGGTTTTTTGTTCTTTTGTCCATTTTTTACCAAAATTAGGATTTTTAGCACCTATATAATTTTGTTTTTTCCAAATTGACATTTTCTTTTTGGATTTTTTTTTGTGTTTTTTACCAAAAAAAGGATTTTTTTCTCCATTTAAATCTACAATGTTGTAGTTTATATTGTATAGTTGTTTTTTAGGAAATTTTCTTATCCATTCTTCTTCTTTTTTTCCCAAATCTCTTTTTAAACAATTTTCTAAAATCAAAAATTCAAAACAATCTTCTCCATATTTTTTATAAGATTTAAGCAAATGTTTATTTGGGTGCCTGCCCCTAACCAAATCTGATTTGTGATTCATCCATCTGCCTTTAATAGACACGCTCTGTCCAATATAAAGTTTGTTATTAAATTTATTTTTTATTGCGTAAATTCCAATCATATGTTTTTCCCAAAATTTAATTTCAAACCTGAAGAAAAATCCGGAATGATATGAGGGACTTTTTCTTCATCGTCAACCAAAACCTCGGCATTATCCGCAACAGCAGAAACTTTTCCTTCAAGATTTATGTTTATATTAAGAGTAATCTCAATTTCTCCATCTTTGGGAACAATTTTTACTTTTGTACTTGGTTTTATGAGTTGAGGCATAATAACCCTTATTTAATATAGTTTATAGCGGCCATTTTTCTAGCATCCTATTTACTGCTCCGGTCAACATTTCTTCAGTAATATCTGTTATGCAGGGTTTGGGACTGAGTGAGGTTTTTGGGCACTTACACCAATCATAACAAGGGCCACAAATCCAATTTATATCGTCTTCTTTGTGTTTTTGAAGCAGAACAAAATCAAAATATTTTCCATATACTTTTCCGTCTATAAAGCTAAAAATTCCCGTTAATGGCTTTTTTAAGCCGCCAGCACAATGAAAAGCAGCGGTATCTACACTTATAACATAATCGACTTGTTGCAAAACAGCCATCCAAATTCTAATTCTTGGCTCTATTATTGATGGAATTTTATTTTTTTCACAATAATCTATGATTTTATGATGTAAGCAAAAAGGAAACAAATTTTGTTTTTTCAATAAATCTACCAAAAAACAAACTTGATTTGGCAATAGATTTTTATTGATCATAGCTGAAATTGGACATACTGCAACGCTTTTCCTTGAAGTTTTGTTAATTGATTTTAATAAATCATAAGCAATATTTTTTTCCCAATCACTTAAATTTATGTGCATATTATGATTTTTTAACTCAACTCCACAATAGTTTGCCCAAATATCGCTCCTATGAGGTGATTTATTAGGCAAACTATCCATCTCAGTCCTGCCACAAACTGTTGATGTGTTGTAATAAATTAAATAATCATTTTTGTTAACTTGTTGACAATCTAAAATTTTGTCAACAAAAGGATGATCTTTTATTGCGTCATGATAATAACTGGGGCAACAAAAATGAATCTCTAAATCTTGAGATAGGTTCTTAAAATCCTCAAACATCATTCGATGCATGAGTATGTCACCCAAACCACCAACACTTCTTACTATTAATATTTTATTTCTATTTTCTAGGTAATTTAATAAATTAGATTTCTTTTTAAATTTCTCAGGTCTTAAATTTTTTTTAACAAGCCCCATTGAAAGCTTTCTAAATCAAGTTTTGCAGTCACTTCGGACTGATGCGATATATGTGACGTTGGGATTTCCTGAGTCACTTTTTAATCTTAATTTAGTAATAACAACATCACCTTGATTGAACATCATTGTTTCACCAGGACCAACAACAAAAGTAACGCCAGAATTTCCATTCAACTCACCTGTAACGGGTATTGAATTGTCTATATTTTGAACCATCAAGAACCTTGCTGGGGAGCCATAAAGATCCATGAAATCAACAACGCTAGCAGAAAAAGATGTTGTTACACTCAAAGTATTACCAACCGAATAAGTGTTCTCCTCTGAGTTTTCGCTATAAACCGATCCATCATCGCTGACTATCTCTATAAAAGCATTTTCTTCGCCCATGAACTCTTTTGTAAATCTTTTCCAATAATTGCAGTCGGTGAAGATGTCACCATCACTCAATATCCTTATTTTTCTATTGGGACCAGCGACATAAATTTGTCTTTGTTTAGAAACACCAAAGGTTGTGCCGGTATCGGGATTTAAGTCTAATTTTCCTTGAGTTCCGTTGTTTAATTTTACCTTAAATACAGACATGGTGCCTCTTTTGTAATATAATATATATTATTTCATAAACTAATTGTTTTAAAATAAGGAAACATTTTTTTAAAAAGATTCGAACCCAAACCCGTGTCGAATAAACAAGTTTCAATTCCCAATCTAGCAGATTTAAACAAATCAAAACTTTCTACACCCATAACTAATCCTGCATCACAAACATTTTGATCTAAGACAACATCATATCCTCTTTGTTTCGCTATTTTGGTTAAAAAATTAACTTGATCACCATTTAAGTTTTTTGTTGGATAATTTCCTTTTGTTAATAAGACACAAAGATTTGTAATTGAATCTTTTATAATTTTTTTACTTTCTATTCTATCAATTGATAATAGTTTTAAAAAATTATCAATAGGGTGATTTTCCCCATCAAAAACAATTTCATAGGTAAAACCAAATTTATAATTCACTAACTCAGAAGATGGTATAACATACGATTCCCCAGGAAATAATATCTTTTTATCATCTCGACACGATATGAATATTGAGATATTTTTTTGTTTTTCAATAAGTGGCTTTAAAATATCTAATTGCAAAAGATATTCGTCGCACCAACCATTGTAAGATAAACAAACGCTGTCTTTCAATGTTGAATATTCAGTTAATCCGATCATAACTATATCAAATGAGTAAAGATAAAGAAAAAGTTGACTCTGTTAATAGAGAACTTGTAGATTTCTTTAATCTATGGGGAAAAGACGAACATGCAAAAATTTTTTTAGAAATTCTATTTAAAGGCTTAATGAATGAAGAAACTTTATTTATATTTGGCAAACAGGAACAAAAAGGGAATAAAAGTCATAACGACAATTCTGAGTGAATCTATAGTTACTTCAAAAATTAATAATATTAAAGATTTAGATCTTCCCGCTTTCGCAGAAAAAAAAATAAACCAAATTATTCAAGATAATAAAATGCTTTATGATTTATGGATTGAAACTTGTAATAATTTTGATGACTTAAAAACAAGACTAAGAGGCAGAGGGTACACCGACCTTCCGGCTGTTTTTAACCCTTTGGTTGAATCTTTTGAACATAATAATTTTAATGCAAGTTTTAAAAAATCTTTTAAGACTTTAAAAACTATGATTAAAAAAGCAAAACAAGCCTAGCTTTTAAACTAGGCTTGTTTATTGATAACATTTATTTTTTAATTTTTACACAAAATATAGGAAGGGTGAAACTACCACCATCTGTCTCTATAGAAAATCTTTTCTCATCTACCGCTGTGATGACCCCGCCGTTTTCCAAAAACTCACGAACCAGCCCCTCTGCATCTTCGTCAGTCTTTATTTTTTCTTTTATTTTTTTTTCGCTTACTTTGCTTTCGCAATAATGTCCAACGAATTTCTCGTTTTCGTTATCTTTAATTTTGTCTCGATTTAAACTGAAAAGATTATTTAGATCTTTTTGGTTTTCAAACCAAGTCTTAAACTCGTTTAAAGATATTGGTTTATTTTTCATCAGAATCCCTCCGATTAGTCATTGAAAAAGGATGTTATATCCTCACTCTTTATATATGTTGCATACTTGTAATCTGCTCCGCTAGAGTGGTCTACGATTTGAATTTCTTCATTTTCTTGATTTTTTAACCAATGTAAATTCGCATCAATTATATCTTGAGATCTTAGGAGCGAAGAATAAGTCCAAAGTTTATTTGGTAGTTGTATCGCTTGTTCTCTTTGTTTTTCAAACGAGTCATCACAACAAAAAAGCATTAATTTTTTAACACCAAATTGATAAGCCAAGCCCACACAGGCACATATTGGATTTCGATAGTCATCAATAAAATACTGCTCAGTGGCATGGATTCCAAATCCAGATTCAAAAGTTGGGCAATAAGTGTAAACATCGCCTAGATATTTTTTTAAAAATTCATGATTTGCTCTTAAAGAAGCAACACAAACAGGATAATATTTTGAATTTTGAGGAGGTAAGTAGTTAAAACATTCTTTAAAAGGATTATTCACAACATAAGCATTTATTGACTTTTTTTTATCATCATCAATATCTTTTTTAAATAATTTCCATTTATTCAATGCGCCATTTGTGGCAAGAATGCAAACATCTTTTGGTAATTCTGATAGCAGAAATTGTTTTTCTTCAAATTTAAAACCATCAGAAACTATCACTATCTTATCGAACTGTAGTGTCTCGTCAGATATCTTAGGAAAATTTAAATTTAATTGTTGGTTTTCTATCACATTTCTAAAGTCACTTTGAGAAAACAAACTGGTTATCTGTAGTGGGGATACTTTTTTTTTGGTAAAATTTCGAACCCAAACATCCCCGGCATAGATGTATTCATTCCCACTATCGTGTTTTTTAATATACATAATTTTATTTCTTACAAGGAACTATCATCACACAGTTTCTTCCGTCTGCTTCTTTATCTAAAACTTCATCTAAAGTAACTTTAACTTCAATCGGACTGCCTTTCCAAACAAGTTCAACTTCTGGCATCTTATCAGGAAACTTGACTGGCAAAACGAATTCGTCCGGAAGGATTAACGGTATCCCCTCTGGACCTTCTAATATAATTCTATCAGGTATTTGACTTTCAACAACAATCTTCTCAGGTATAGGATTTGGTATTTCAACTACTATTGTTTTTGGAATTTCTTTCTCCAAATCAATTTTAATTGACTTTGGTATACCAGAGGCATCTAGTTTTATTGGAGGTGATGATCGTAGTCTTTCTATAGCTTGAACAAAATCAGAGGCGTCAAAAGCTATAGAATCGGGTATGGGGCTATCGGGACCATGAATCTTAATACTTTCGGGCAATTCAACAGAGGTTGCATCTATTTGAATTTTTTTATTTTCTAAATCACTTGTGTCAAGTTTTAAACTTGTATCCTCTGGTAAGATAACTCGTATCTCTGATGGTATACCAACAGGCTCATATTCAACTTTCATTGTTTGCTTAGTTTCAAACAAATCAGCAAACTCTTCACCGAAATCGGCCATTAATTTTTCATCTGCTGCAAACCTCTCAGGTATTTTTACCTCACGAGCAAAAGTCATAGCGACTTCCATTTCTGGAGGTGTTCCCCAATCAACAGCTAGCCTAGGCATTTCAGTAAAATCAACATCGATAGCAATGTTGGATTGAGGGGGAACTATAACAATTGTTGGAGGAATAGGTGGCTCAATTATAATTGTAGGTGGTATAGGTGGAGTATCCACAACTATAACACTAGGAATTGACACACCCGTTACCGTAATCGTACTAGGCACACCAGTTAATCCCGTGGCCGTAATTATACTTGGAACGTTTAGACCTTCGGTTATAATAACAGATGGTAGTGGTCCGACTTGTCCTTCAATAGATATACAAGGAACAACAAGAGGCGGCACATTGATATCCGCCTCTGGAACATCACAAGGAACAAATGTAAAATCCGGGATGTCGGGAAATTCTGGTATTTCAACTTCAAAAGTGGGCGTGTCATCCGGTGGCGGTTCTGCTGGATTGTCTCTTTCAATTGGCGTTTGTATAATTTGACATTTTTCATTGGAAACACGTATAACAGGATCTACTCTAGCATTTACTGGGTACCTGTGCTGTCCAGATAACTCTGTTGTTGTAAAATTCCCATCACCAAAATCTAATCTAAAATCATTCACAGTTCCTGGCGGTGATATCTCTATCAAATACTCTGCCAAAATACCAGTAACTGGGTTGTTTTCTATAATATTCCAAGTAAAGTTTATATCAGGACAATTAAAGTCATCGAATATCACTTCTAGTGCTTGTAAGTTTCTAATTCTCCAATCAAGAGTTTCTCTTCGAGGATCAAAGTTAAAACCTATGAAATTTTGTGTTTTTAAAACACACGAAACTAATTGATTGTGATGTTCAGCAACAACATAGCTTCTGATCCAGGTTCCTTTTTTGTTAAATTTTGTTTTTTCCCCACCTAAATTACGCTCACAATTTTTTAATTTATTTACTTTTCCATAAGAGTTTCGTTCAACTGAGTCGTAATAAAGTAATTCTCCATCTATATTAGCAAAACCATTATCCGCCCATATTTCTTGTTTTTCCTCCTCTACCGGAATTATTTCAATTTCTTGAGACCAAGCAACATTATCTACAAATAATCTTGTTTCGGTTGTGTCGAAAACAAGATATAAAGTATAGTCACTATCTATTGCCTTTGGATAAACAGGCACTGGAGGAAAAGCCATTAAAACACTCCCATGATCCACTGCTCACCACTTGGCCTGCTGCCCAAACTAGAGAAAGTAAGATCTATTTCGCTAAATTTTATAAATGCATTCGGACTGTAGTCAAAACTTAAATAAGCACGCTTGTCGCTATCAGATGCAAGTAATAAAGAATTTGCATCTTGATCAAAACCAACGACCGATGTGTCTTGTAAGTTTCTATACAATAACGAATTGACCCCAGGACCGCCGCTTGTCCAAGCACTAGTATTTGGATCAAACTTAGATACAGAGCCAGAGTTATTTAGAAAATACACGCCCGAACTTAAATTTGTTAACTGGCCCTCTGTTTTTGTTGGACCTTGTATGTCTTGAAGTTTTCTTATAAAACTAACCGGTTCTCCTAAGCTCCCCTCAGTTCTATAGAAGCTTTTTATTCTAAAAAAGGGACCAACACCATCATTTCTCGCTATGTAACCAGTATTGTCCTTCCAAGTCGTTTTGTAAACACTATAGTCACCATAAACCGATTCTCCCAAAGAATCATAAATAGACACATTTTGACCAAGTTCTTGAGCGCCATTTAAATATGTTGAAGGTTCTATTGTCAAACCAACTTGAGTTAAATTTAATAAATCGAATTCTACTTTAGTTTCATTTGTAGGAGAAGATTGAGGTAAACTATTGGAATTTGTTCCAAAGATAAAATAAGACTTATTGGGAGAATTTAAGTTTGCCCAATTCCAAGATCTCATTATTGAATTTCTAGATATATAGACCCCCGTAAACCCTTCAAACTCTGCGACTTTAATTTCCTCCACACTGGAAGGCTGAGACGAGTTTCTTCCGCCCGCCCAATACAACAAACAAGTTCCTTTTTGGCCCGACCTTGTTGTTCCTCTTGGTGCAAATCCATTGTTTCTAAGAAACTCAAACTTCATTTTGTGTCTAATATTCTCTTCATATTGATCTAAAAATGAATGGTTTCTCAAAACACTTAAAGTTGGATTGCTTGTTAATTTGTAAGTTTCGCTTATCAATCCATATTCATAGGCACGAGCCAAGCCACCCTGAATTGTCCAGAGCCACAAATTTGTGTTTTCTACAACATCTATTACATTTTCATAATTTGATATTCGGTATGCACCAAATTTGGTATCAACACGTAATTTGCAATCATATATGCCGCCAACACTATAAGAGGCTTTAGTAACCGGGGAGTTAGGGTGTGTTAAATCATCTCCCAATTGCCAACTCCAAGAAACAATAGGGTCAATTGCCTCGCCAGATTCATTTAGTTTTTCGCCACCATAGCTAAACCCAGGATTGCCTAAAAAGTTTTCTCCATTCTCTATCTCTATATTAATTAATGTGTTTACGGGTGATCTTATTTTTGGAAAAGTTTCAAAAGGTCCATTTGGAGGAACGCCAGCCTCAGACATTTGGGTCAAAGAATCTTCCACAAATCTCAAAACAGCAACATCAGGTGCTTTAACACGTGCATTGATAAAATCTTCAAAAACACATATATCTTTTCCAAAGTTATTCTCCACAGTCAGTTTAACATCGTACAAGCCCGGTTGATAGTAAGTTTTTTTAATAACTCCACCGTCTATATCACGAACTATAACATTAACGTTGCTATTTGGGGTAACACTGTCCGCACTTATCAATGAAATATCTGATATTATTGAAGTTGTTTGGTCACCAAAGTCCCAAGTAATTTTAACCTCATCAGAGGTGCCGTCTGTTCCGAGCCTAAAACTCATATTTTTAAACTCAACTTCTAAAGGAACATTTCCCGTTCTTATGTTTGATGTAAACCAAGCTTTTGGTTGTAAAACCAATCTTCTTAAAAAATTTATTCTTCCTTCTAAAGTTGGGCCAAACGGCTCCAAATCCTCAGTGCCTTTTACTCCGCAAAATTTTTGAATTTCTATTAATGCGTTTTTTAAGTGATTGTGGTGCATAGCCATAACATTAACTGTTACGTTCGTGATTTTTTTAGGCTTAAGCACATCAGGAAATGTTGGTAGTATTTCTAAATCTGAGAATGTTTGTGTGTCAAAATCCCATGTGTTATAAAAAAAAGAAACAGCACGTTCGTCAACGTCAGAACACTGCTCTGTGAGGGTTATCAGACCCGTTGGGGGAATGTTATTGGCAACATCTGGGATCATGTCAACTTGTATTGATTTATCCCCTGGATTGTAATCATTTATAAGAATTCCCCTTAAAGAATCGTGAACTAAAAATAAATTAGTATCGGAGTCGAATTCATTTGGATATAAGGAACTATAGGGAATCATAAATCTCTTTTCTTATAAAACTATCAAAGTTTCGGGTAGTTCAACACGCTTAATCCTACCGTTCGCAAATTGAATCAACTGCGTGACCACGTATTCACCAGGATTTGCGTAAATGTGCTTTACTTCGTGTATATTAGGGTCTTGTTGAGCAAAATTTGTTCCATCTCCAAAAATCCAATTTCTTTGAACTATGTCACCATCTGACTGATCCACAAAAATAAATTCTTTTGGTTGTAGACCCCGCTCTGTTGCGTACTTTTGAGAATAAGGATTGTCAATAGAATCAACATAAAAATATGGAATAGACTCGTCTGCGTTAACTTCTATGTATCCTATTTTTGAAGCAACGCCCTGAGCACCACTAGAGGTTATTACGTTTAATTTAACGTTATAGATACCTTCGTTCAGGTAAACATGAATGGGATTTTTTTCTAAAGAATTAGATCCGTCGCCAAAATCCCAAAGATATCGGGCTATCCAACCAGTGGAAAAATTTTGAAATCTTACTTTTAAAGGAGGTGGTCCTTTGATGGGAAACGCACGAAACAAAGGCTTGGGAGCAAGAAATCTAGTTTCTTGATATTTCAAAATTCCATTCAAAGACTCTGGTTCTGGAAATTCTTTTACACCACAATTAACTTGCATATTAATTAAAGCATCTTTTATGGCATTGTGATGTTCAGCCACAACAGAATTGGTGACATAATTTCCTTGAGTAGACCATTTTCTTTGTCTTGAGCCAGCAAATCCACGACTTAATTTTTCAAAAGTATAAGGAGTTTTATATTCATAAAAAATCATCTCGTATTCGCCGTAAGATCCGACATCTGGACCCACTCGGACTATTCCACTTGGCGGAAAGGCACTTGTGTCCTCTACGATAATTCTTGGAGAATTAAAATTTAAAGTTTGCTTTAAGGAAACCTTAGTATTATTTGTTGCCTTGTACAGGGATTCAAAATCATCTAACGCCTCAGGAAAGACAGATAGCATTCCTGTGGTGTAACCTGTATCTAAACTTGATATTTTTGCCATAATTTTTAATTAGCCGTAATTTTGGGCTTACTTTCAACTTGAGGTTGTCGGTTTGGATTCCTCTCAGCAATCATTTTTTTTTGAATATTTTCAATCAAAGTCACAACTTGTTTTTTTGCGGTGGCTTCATCGTGAAGAGACAGTACGGTTCTAACAAAATCCGGGTCGAGAGGTCTTTGAAGTATCAATCTTAAATTAAATTCTTCTAATAATTTTTCATTCCAAATTTCTTTTTGTGATTGTTCATCATCTAGGTCTTTTAATTCTTCATATTTTGATGTGATTTTTTCATACCCAATCAATAAACAATTCATTTCCTCCAAAACACCCTTTAACTTTTTATTTAATTTTTGTGCAGATTTTATTAAACTTTCTTTTTCTCTTAATAACTTTCTTATATTTATTTCGTATTCTTTAATATTTAGCTCTGATTCTTCCACATTTGAAGAAGAAGATTCATTTTTTATTAATCTGTTTAATCTTTCTATTTTAATATCAAATAATTCCAAATTATCCTCGGCATCCTTTAGATCCTTGTGAAATTGATCAACAGTTTCTTTCCTTGCCTGCAATTCTTTTAAAATTGCCCACAATTGAGATTGTGCTGTTGGTTCTTTGCCGATTATAAATTTTTCTATCTGAAAATACGTGTGCCTGTCCGGTATTTTTGCTTTTTCCAACAAATCATTTGTTTTTTCTAACAATTCTATTGACATTTATCCTCCGATTTGAGACATTGTTACAACTTTAAATGAGTAAAGGAGTTTTTGAAAAATGAACGAACTTTCTAAAGGAAAACTTGATCAGGCTTGTTGTTATCTTTCAGGGGGAATGGAATACGCTGCTGATAACGGGGTTTCTTGGCGTAGGCAGTTCATGCAAATGATTTGGGACAAAGGCTTAAATGTTGATTTTATAGATCCAACAAACAAGCCCGGTGGTGAAGATATAAAATTGGGAGAAGACAAGGAATATCAAGTTAAACTTCAAAAAGAAGGTAAATATTTGGAACTAAGAGAATATGTTTCAAGATATAGGAGGTTTGACCTGAGGTTTGTGGACCTCTCCGATTTTCTTGTGGTAGTTATAGATCCTAATATTCATTTGTGTGGAACTTATAATGAGGTTTTTCTTGCAGAGCAACAGCACAAACCTTGTTTTTTTGTTTGCGATGGGGGTTTATCAAAATTACCTCGATGGCTCTATGACGTTGTGGATTTAGAAGATCCCCAAAAACAAACTCGTTGCAATGTATTTGGAAGTTTAGAAGAGGTTGTAGATGAACTAACTAAAATAGACGCTGGTGAGGTTTCGATGTCAAATAAGTGGGTTTTAATTAGAAAGCATCTTGAACATATTAGACTTCAAAACCCCAACAGACGCCAGTCTGCTTTTTGATCAAAATCTTGTAACTCTATTGAACCATATGTGTATATTGCCTGGAGTTCGATATGATCTGGTAAATTGTTAAAAGATTGAATAACATTATAAGTCGGATATAAATCAACATTAACTATTTGTGGGAATGATTCATTTTCTAAATAACTCCAATTTGCAACCACATGCATATTTTCTCCTTGTATAGATTTTGTTATGCTTACTAAAATAGCCCCAAAAATATTTTTTTCGCTAGCATTATAAGGTTCACACTTCATTGTTATATCAAACTTCTCGCCCAACATATTTGTTTCAAAAAATTCACAATTTTCTATTGTAACCTCTAAATTACTCCTTGACTGTGAATAATCATCGTTGAGTCTCTGTAGACTATAAGTCGTTACAGGAGATTGCAGCGAAAAACCTGTTTCATTTTCTTTTTTTAATGATATAGTCCAAGCCGTCATTAGATCACTTTCATTCCAATTATTCCCTTAAAGCAGGCTCCGTTTTTCAACGCATCAAAAGACCACAAAAGCTTTGCAAATTCAAAATCGTTCATCCCCTGTTTTTGCATTATGTTTTCTGGGAAATCTCCACATTTATTAAAAAAGTTATTATTAATTAAAACACCATTAAAGGATCCTTCCACAAAATTATATTTTTTTTCTACTATTGGATACAAAACGTCATTTTCATTTTTGCAAAAAAGACTCCACTTTTTTTCTATGCCAGACGGTATCCTGCTTCCGCTAAAAACAATACAAACCCAGTCCTTTTTAATTTTTTTAAAACCCGTGTTTATTAAACTTGTTATTGTATTTTTGCCTTTAAATGTTGGGCATAATTCCTTCATTTCCTTTAATTCTTTTGAGCCAGTATTTTGCCCAACAATACAAACAAAATCTCTATTAAAACTTCTTAATTTAATTGATCCAATTGTATTTTTTAAACCAACGTAATTCCCGTCAGGATTTAAGATTAAGAAACATACTTCCATTATGGTCTTTCTATATTTTTCAAAATTATTCAACCAAAGATATATCAAAATCAATTCTTATAATATCGTCTTCGGTTATTGCAGAGGATAGTTCGAACGAACCATCGGATGGATTTGGGGTAAATGATAGTAGTGTCCATGCGTCTTCCAACATCGCCCCTGGAGCATAGACCTCTTGGTCTTCAAAAATTCTAACTCCATTTATATAAACACGCAACGAACCTTCAATGAAATCGGTATTTGCACTAACAACTCGGTAATTCTTGTGATTTGGATTTACAATATCTTCGTGAACTGGCACTAAACCATAATAATGTTGGTGAGCAGATGACGCCGGGAAATTAAGATTAAATTTTACTATATCGGGGGCTTCAAAACTTGGAATCAAAGTACTGGACGGTTTTATTTTTAAAACCCCTTCTGAGAAACCAACAAAAGAAGATTCATTAGTAAAAATTTCAAAACTAATATTTTTTGCTTCATCCGCAACATTCGCTAACTTTTCTGATTCCTCACGTGTCATTCGAACATAAAGATCTGTGTCTTGATGATCCTCAATGCTATGAAGGGCTTCATTAACAGACTCAGTTTTTAAACTACCGTCTGGATTTATTGATTGATTTAGACGATTGGCCAAACTGCCCTGTGTGCCTATTGCGTCACGCATTTGTGCCAATACATTGTCTAAAGCTAGATTAATTAAATTTTGTCTTCTTAAAATTGCCTTAAGTGGCAAATTGTCTATTTCCCAATGAATTGGGTCCATTGGGCCGTATAAAACTTCAGGTATGAGTTCGATTCTTGGCATTGCGAAACCTTCTTTGTTGTTATTTAAACAAAATTAATTCTCCAATTAAATGTAAGTTGCATATCCTCTGTTTTGTTTAAATCAGGAAAAGTAACCATACTATATAATTGACCATTGGCCATTTGTAGAGCCATTTCATTCAAGGTGACCCCCACTACCTCGTCAAATTTTATAACAGAGGTGAATATTACTTGAGCGGGTATCGAATTATCTAAATTTGACAATGCTGGTTTTGACAATCTTGTTATACCAAATAAACCTTCTCTTCCAGCATTTACAAATTTTTTAACACCGTTATTTGTCCCACCATCTCCAAAAACCATATTCACTATGTTAAATTGAAATTTATCACCTATTTGATTGGCCAAACATTTTGCCAAAGCCCTTCTGCCACCTAGCAAAACGGTGTTTTTAAAATTTTTATTTTCATTGGTGCCATTTCGACACTTTAGAATAATCTCAACGTCCCCAATGGGCTGTATACCTTCAGAAATCATAATTCACCTTCTGTTTTTTCACCATTTTTAGACTCAATCGTAACAAAAATATTTTCTCCGTTTGAAACACTTTCTTGAAAACCACTACTTTTTGGCATACTCAAAGCAACAGTAGCTGTATTCTGGTCTATTTCGGATTCTATTTCACGAATCACAGGGTCATATCCACTTCTATCTAGACCGCTAAATACAGTAAATCCTACGTTTATTTGTTTTTTAGGAAATCTAACTATAGAATAATCTACTGGTTCTCCGCCAAAATTCAAAGTAGTCCAATCTTGTTCTCGACCATTTAAAACCACATCTGTTTTATTAATAGAGGTAATTTTATAAAATTCTTCTCCGATTTTAAACATAAAATTTTGAATAAATGAATTTTCTTGTAAAATTTCATTTTCGTCGTTTGGTTTATTTTTACCATTCATCATCTCAAATTCTGATTCATGATCAAATTGAGTTTTTAAATTAAGTCCTTTATAGCCAAAAAACCCAACTCCGTTAATAATCAATCTTCTTCTGTTGTGTACGGAAACACCCACCACATCTCCGTTTGAATAATTTTTGATATAAAAATTATTATCAGATATTTCAGATATAACAAATTCTTGTTGGTTGTAATATAAAAAATCACCAATTTTTATAAAATCATTTATATTTAAAATTGCAGAGTCATTAAAATTTACCAGACCTCTTTTCTCTACAAATAAATTGCCAAAGTTACTACTGAACACAACTTCTCCTAAGTCATCAATTATAGAATAAGTTATATTTGTTGCATTAGAGAAAATAAAACTATCATTTTTAACAATAATATGTCCATCTAAAATTTGTTCTATATCGAAAGCTACGTTTGAATACGAAGGAATTAAAATTTTATAAACTTCTCCTTCATAATCATCAAATTTTTTATGCCATAAAGTTTTTATAGAATATTTTGTTATATCATTTTTTAAATCATTTAATTTTACTAAATCTTTTTGAAATATTGAAGAGTTTGTGTTTCCATAAATGATATTCGATAAATTAAAAGTAAACGCTGTCTTATCTAAAGGTTCATTAACATAAGATGTAACTTTTGCTGCGTTTCCTTGTATTTCATCGATAGTATAAGTTCCAACATTAGCAGATGGTGACAATATCTCCAAAATGTGGTTTTGTACATTTAACCCCAAACTTTTAAGTCTGTGGTCGGGGATTATTATTTTTATATGATCATTATAAGCCACGCCAACCTTTCCGGACAAAACCGTGACTTGATCAGTGAGGTCTTCTCTTGTAATCAAATAGTTACTTGATCCTTTTTCTAAATTTCTAGTAAAAAATGGGTTTGAGTTCCCTGATAAAATAAATTGAGAATAATCCAATGTAATTAAAGTTTCTATCTTCTCAACTGGAGATTGAACAAATTCATTAACCTCTCCTGTGAATCCAATTGAGTATAATTGAGCATGAAAGGGAACATATTCTCGAAGTATGTCCTGTGCTTCTAGGATCCTATCATTTGAAAGTTCTTCGATACCAACATCTAAACTATATGAACTACTTAAACAAGATCTACAAGGGTCTATAAAATCTTTATCTATTCGACAAGCGTCAAAAGATGGTCTAGTGGATCCGTTGTATTCTTCGGCGTTATAAACGTTCTCAGAATAAGCAAATTCGGTCCTAACCCAACCAAATTGGAGCGGATCAGCAAACGGATGCCTAACAGGTATCAAAACTGAAAACATCGGATCGTCCTCGGCAATTAATTTTACATTCCAATTTTTAGGAGGATACTCTTGATCATCCTCGCCCCTTTGATCCATTAAAGGAAGCATTTGTATATAATTTTCTAAATTTTGCTCATTATTAGAATTTATTGGATTGTATTGATATTTTAATTTAATTTTATCATTTTCATACAAGTCCAGCCTGTTTGTGGACAACTGATCTCCAACCCATGTCATTTGAATTAAACCATCTTCGCCAGAACTAAAAGAAACATTATCAAAAGAAACCTCTGTGTATTCTTGACCTTCTCTTTTTAGCCATAAATTAAAATTTTGACTATTAAATGGTACGATATTATCTTTTTCTAAAATAAAATTAACACTGTCTTTTACCTTAAAAACTTGAACCCATGTATATGGAGAAGTAATTTGCCAATATTGAACATATGAATTTAACACCATCCCAGATTGCGTAAAAGCTTGTTTTAAACCATCTAAAGTTCCCTTCTTTTTAAATAAAGGAATAGCCTCCTTTATTTGCCTTCTCCACAATGTTGGATCGCTCGACCTTAATTTGACAGCAAAAAGATTGGAAAGATAATTTAATAAAGATTCATGCAGGGCATTGGCATCAAATAAATCTATTAATTGATTTGCCATATCTTCTAAAAAAGTAAAACCTTTAGCAACAGATTCATTAAGACGTTCTGTGACTTGAGGAGTTATGTCATTGTTTGAAAGAGTGTATTTGTAAACCTCTGGTAGGTAGCGTTCCAATAAGGTTTCATATTTATCTTTTGGCGTTACGTGTGCGGGAGTGGCGGAAACGGCTGCTCCATCACCTTCTACAAAAAAATGTAAATGAGCGGATAGTTTTTCGCCATCTGGGATGGGGGTCCAAGTCCAACAAGCGAAATAGTCCCCTTCTCTTGCGTGGCCTTTTGGATCCCATTCGTAATAAAATTTTCCATATTCGTTTTCTTGTAATTGCAAGTAGGCGTTGTCAATATCGGTTGAAAGCCAAGCTGGAAAAGATGATGAGCCAACTTGTTTAACAATTGATCTATCTTTATAATAAAAAGTATTCCTTTGAGTGGCAGAGTAAATTTCGTTTTTTATTTTTTCTAATTTGTTTAGATTATCTAAATTAGGATTGCCACAAAAATCATCCTCTGCCTTTTTTAATTTAACTTTTAAATTATCATTGACAACTTCGGAGGAGTATTCTCCAAAATTATCACCCATAAAATCACGTTCAACATAATAAATTGTTAAACTATCGACTTTATAAGGGTTATTTGAGAAACATCCGTCAACTCCCGGTGTTTCAATATCAATTAGAATAACGTCAGTTATTTTGGGATTTTCATTTATTTTTTTAAGTGCCATTTTAATCCGTTATTCGTAAATAAAATTGATTTCTATATTAGCAGGTCTTATTATTTCATAAAATTTTGTTGTAACAACAAGACCTGAGTTTGATTCATTTGAAGTATTTAAATTTACTTCAACTTGTCTTATTTCTGGAACATCCGAGGTGGTCTTGATAAGATCAACAGAGTTTAAAGTTTTACCATAATCCCAGTTATTTAAAAGGAAAAAATTATTGACACGACGATTGACTTTTTCTAAAAACTCTTCTTCAAATTTTCTATAAAATTTATCCATAGTTATATCAATTGCAACATCAACCTCTATAATAGATCCGTCTTTAATACAAATAAGGTCTGTCATCATTTTTTTGTTATCTAAGGACTCTAACAATTCAACTTTTAAACCATTATCAGAAATTACAAGATTATCTTGATCTTGTCTTGCCAAAATATAAAGATCAATTACATTTGCGGCACATCCATAATTTCTCAAAACTGCTTTGGCTTTTCCAACTTGACCATTATAATCAGTGGAGAATTGATTTGCAAAAGCTTCAATGTCATCACCAGACACGACCCTATTCTGTGTTCTAAGCCAATGTGGTAGTTTTCTTTTTATATCATCAATTCCATCGCCAGCATAGCCAAATTCACCTTTTGTGTAGTTTCTAAAAGTTACAGGGACTCTAAAATCAAAGCCCGGAACAATATAATTTTTTTGAGTTTCAACTGATCCTGTGACTATATTTCCGACTACACCACCTCCCACTCGATATGAAACACGAATATCTGCGTTCAAAGAAGGTATTTGTCCAGCACGATTATTTCCAAAAATTATAAAAGCGTTATAAATTGTGTTATACTCAACTCTAAATTCTTTTTTCGGTTGAGATTCTGAAAAATACTCGACTTGAGTCCACTCATTGCCATCCACTGATACCTTTATAGAATTTGAAAGAACTGGGCCTTGTGGTAAACTAATAAATTGATTTGATTCACCGGTTCCTCTTGCATTTTGCTCAAAAGTTTGACCTTCAACGCCCACTATGGCTGTTGTCAAAAAAGAGCCTGCTTGAATATAAATGTTTTGACCAAAAATAGGTTGATTATTTTCATCTGCTGCAAAAAGTTCAATATATCTTTGTCCCTGCTCAGAGTTAAAAGGAATCTGCAAAGGGGTTGGGATATCTAGATCTGTTTCCAGAACATTGTTTATTGTTGCAGACCATAAGGATCTTGATCCTATCGGTGGTTGAGGTTTAAATCCCACCAACAAACTTAAACGAAAGGCGTTGTCAACCTCACTCACCGTATCTATAAATATTTCATTTGCTATTTGATCCATTTTAAAACTAAGCGTATCAGCAATAAAAGCCCAATTTTCAATGAGCATAATGGCCAAGTCTGACTCTACAAAGTCGTTGAAAGAATCAGCGAACTTTTCTTTTATAAAAGAAACGAGCCTAGATTTCATTGACCAAAAGTCTT